CATTTGTTCTAGACGATTTGGGTAAGGAGCACAAAACTTCTTCCGGTTGGGCAGAGGACACGTTTGATGAGCTGTTACGGGCTAGATTTAATTCTGGCTTACCGACTATAGTTACAAGTAATACACCACTTTCAAAGTGGGGGACGAATTATAGCGAAGCAATGGCAAGTTTTGCGTATGAAGCTTTCATACCAATTGATGTAAACTCAGGAAAGGACTTACGCAGATGAGGACAGCAATGAACAACTGGCAAGTGACACAATTGTTTCTATCGGAAACAGGCGTGCACGAAGTAGAGATGAACACTGACTCCCTTAAGTTGCGCTGCAACTGCACCGGGTACGGTAACCGTAGTTCTTGCAAGCATGTTCGCTTTGTTCGTGAACGTATGGACAAAAACGGTGGCATCTATCCAACACAAATTTCTAACCGCGCTTCAAAATTAGAGGCAACAGTGGCTAGTAGTGATCCCTCGTCTTTTCGTAAACTGTTGATTGAATACGGCAAGATCGAAGTAATCTAGTGCGTAACGGGGATATCTCTAATGAGGTTCCTCAACGAGTTATAGTAACTCTAGACTGCGTTATCGATCGTGCACCGACGGTAAAGAAAGTTTTAGGGATTCCTGTATTCGGAGAAGAGAGCCAATACAACCGTCAGTCCCTTTCCCTGTTCTGGCGATTTGCAGATAAGTACGGATACACTTTAGAGCTAGTTGGCTTTGGTTATTCAAAAAAAGAAATGGAAGAAGTTTTTGAAGATTTAAATAATCTTGGGACTAATCCTTTTAATTACGTAAACCGTTATAACTCTGTAGCAGATTTAGTAGGAGAATTACCGTACCGTCCAGAACTCAAAGGAGTTGTGGATATACCCTCTAGGGGTCTAAGGTATGGCAGTAAATATTTAGAGATGGGGCGATTGTAATGGCAGCAGATAACGAAGTACGTCTTCTGTCTAGAGCTATCCGCACCCGCGATATTTCTTCAATGCTTGAAGCCGGTGTAAACGATGATTGGTTCTTTGTAGAAGAGAACAGAGCTGTGTGGCGTTTTATTCGTCAACACTGGACTCGTTATCAAGAAGTACCTACTGGCGTTACTGTTCTTGATAACTTTCCTACTTATCGATTGTTAGCTGTTGACGACAGTCTTGAGTATTTACTTGACCAGTTAATTGAATACCGTAAACGTCAAAGCACTATTTCAGTTGTACAAGATGCTTCGGAAGCAATTGCTTCGGGAGATCACAACGCTGCTATTGCAGTACTTGGTCAAGGAGTAGCAAAGCTTCTTGATGAAGGTGCTCGTGAGACTACCGATATTGATCTTACAGATAATGCTACTCAACGTTTTGAGGAGTATCTAAATGTTAAGACTCGACCAAATGGTTTGCTAGGAATTGCAACCGGTTTTAAGACAATCGATCAAGCAACTGCTGGCTTACAACCAGGTCAGTTAATTACGATTATTGCGCCACCTAAGACTGGTAAATCAGTTCTTGCATTACAGGTTGCGGTTAACGTTCACAAGGATGGCTTCGTTCCTTTGTTCCAATCTTTTGAGATGAACAACATTGAACAACAACATCGACACGATGCGATGCGTGCCCACATTGCACACTCCCGGCTCATTCGCGGGGCCCTAAATAAGGATGAGGAAACTCGTTATATGAAGGTCCTGGAAGAGATGGAGACTATGCACAAGTTCTACCTAACAGATGCGGTCTCTGCAATGACTGTTACTGGCTTGTCGGCAAAAATTGACAAGCTGCGTCCGGACATCGTATTTGTAGATGGTGTGTACTTGATGGTTGATGAGATTACTGGAGAGCAGAACAGCCCTCAAGCTCTTACAAATATAACTCGTGGCCTTAAGCAACTTGCTATGGCTAAGAAAATTCCTATTGTTATTTCAACTCAGGTTCTGTTATGGAAGATGAAGAAGAAACAAGTATCGGCAGATGCTATCGGTTACTCATCATCTTTCTATCAAGACTCAGATGTGATTCTTGGTTTACAGAAGCAAGATGAAGAAGACGATACTTCCCGTGAACTACGTATCGTTGCAAGTCGTAACTGCGGACCGGCATCAAGTGACCTATTGTGGGACTGGGAAGAAGGGAAGTTCGAAGAGTATGGATCTCTATTTGGAATCAGCACCGTTTGATGGAACTCAACTATGTAAGTCAGCGGATCCAGAATTGTTTTTTCCTGAGGACTATACTCACCGTTTGAGCGTGGAGAAAGCAAAATCCATATGCAAAGACTGTCCGCTGACCACTGCTTGCCTAGAGTATGCTATGCGGGACAGTAGTTTGGATGGTGTTTGGGGAGGAACAACTCCTCAAGACCGGAAGAACCTAAGACGACGGAAACGAGCATATGCATGAGTTTAGACCTAAGAGATAAAGATGCTCCACTTCACGTTTGCGTGTGCGGGTCTACTTTATGGAATGTAAAAGCAATGTTTGAAGATGGCGAAATTTCGCTATATATGTTAGACATGGAATGTGCGTTATGTGACGCACTAGCGACCGCACCAACACCGATTGATGGGATGGACTACAGTGGGTAAAAAAGATAGAGAAGAAGATCTACGTGCATACGGTTACATGACTCCGGGTGAATTTGTAGACACTTTGGTTCCAGGGCTTAAAGAATACTTACGACATAACTGGGGAGCTAAACCTGACGAGCTGTACCACCCAGAAGATTTGTTTTCTAATGCAGAGATTTACCTTCAAGTTGCTAGGCACGTAGCCGGTGATTTTATAGTTGCACCAAAAAGGGATTAAATGTATCGCGACGGAGATATTGAGAAGGTACTCCTTCGTCTAGGTATTGACGGGTCACAACGCAACCGAGAAATTACTGGGTTGTGCCCAATGCACTTAGAGAGGGTTGGTCGTCAAGACAACAACCCTTCTTGGTCTATTAATTCAGAAACCGGTGTCCACCACTGCTTCTCCTGTGGATACAAAGGTATTCTGCTTGGCCTTATTGCGGATGTACTTGAGTTTAAAACCAAGTTTGATCGTCCTGACTATGAGGCTGCAAAAGCATGGCTACAGCAAGAGATCGAAGTTGACTTTGAAGAGCTTGCTAAACAACTTGAGGAGTTGCGTAACGCGTACGTTGGCCCAGTACCTCGTCCTATTGAAATGAGTGAGGCTCGTCTTGCGGTATTTGACGAGGTTCCGGATTGGGCTTTGCAAACACGTCAGCTAACTCAGTCTGCTGCTTGGAATCACGGACTTAAATGGGATTCTAGACAAGAGGCTTGGATTATCCCAATTAGGAATGCTGAGAGTTCAAAGCTTATGGGGTGGCAAGAAAAGGGACAGACAAATCGGACATTTCGTAACAGACCTGCCGGTGTACAAAAGTCCTTAACCCTTTTTGGCATTGATTCTCTAATCAATACCTCTGTGCTTGTAGTTGAGTCTCCACTAGACGTGGTTAAGATCAGCTCCTCTAAGCTACAGGTAGGTGGTGTAGCAACTTACGGTGCTTCAGTAAGCCAAGCTCAGTTTGACTTGTTTAGAAGAGCTGAAAAGTTGATTTTTGCTTTTGATAATCCTAAGATTGATGCAGCTGGAGAAAAAGCTTCTAAGGAAATGTTTGCTAAGTGCAAAGATGCTGGCATGGAGTGCTGGTTTTTTAACTACGCAGACACTGGTTTAAAAGATATAGGAGATATGACTCGTGAGCAGATCGAGTACGGCATTGAAAAAGCTAAACACTTCGTATTTGGTGAACAAGCAATCTACGGAGACTGAAGCCGAGATTAGGTTAAAGATTATTAAAGAGATTGCTCACGTAAGTGAGTACTATCGGGGAGGCTCTCCTAAGTCTGCTACTGCTATACTTGTAGAAGTAATGGCTATTGTAAGAGGAGGAAACTAATGGCTAACGCTTCTTTAGACTATAACTCAGTAGGTCAATTACCTACTACTTTTTGGAATAAAGTAAATAAAACCGACGACTGTTGGCTATGGACTGGAAAAGTTGACGATGGGTATGGCCGCTTTTATATTAAGGGAACTACTTACCTAGTGCACCGCCTTATGGTTGCTGTTATGAAAGAGACTGTTTTGCCAGATATGGTTATAGATCATATTTGCAAGGTTAGAAACTGTTGCAACCCAGATCATCTTAGACAAGTAACTAAATCTGAAAACAGCTTAAACCGTAAAGCTAATCCAGACCCCACCCTATGTGTAAACGGTCACCCCTTATTTGATGAGGATTCTCAAACCCATATAAGTACTCGTCGTACTCGCCACAACGGGGAAGAACCATCTATTACGTGCAAAATTTGTAACTCGGTAAAGCGTTTAGTAAACACTCCAGTAGAATTCTAACAATGACTTTTACCGGCACCCTGCTTCCATATCAACCAGAAGCCGTAGACGCTATGTGCGAACGCGGCAAGATGCTTGTTGCCTATGATCTTGGTCTCGGTAAGACAGTGCTTACTATTGCAGCTATCGAACGTCTTATGGACGAACAGAAGATCATGGAGCCAGGTATAGTTATCTGTCTGTCTAGCCTCAAATACCAGTGGGCAGACCAGATTAGGAAATTTACAGATGAGTCTTCAACACCTTTGGTTATTGATGGAACGCCGAAACAACGAGCTGAGCAATACCAACAAGCGTTCGACTGGGGGCATACACTCGTTGATTACGTCATTATTAACTACGAGCAAGTTGTTAACGACTGGGAGTACGTACGACAGCTCCCTACGGGATTCATTATCTGTGACGAAGCAACCGCAATCAAAAGTTTTAGATCTAAACGCTCCAAATACGTAAAGAAACTAAAGAGCGATTATAAGTTTGCTCTTACTGGTACACCGGTAGAAAACGGAAAACCAGAAGAGCTCTACTCAATTATGCAGTTTGTAGACAATAGTCTTTTAGGACGTTTTGATTTATTTGATCAGACCTTTATTGTTCGAAATCGTTTTGGTGGGGTAGACCGTTATAGGAACCTCCCACTACTCAATACAACCCTATCTGCAGCATGTGTACGTAAGCGTCAATCTGACCCAGATGTTGCCCCGTACCTTCCAGAAACAATATTTGCTGAACCTATTTTAATTCAATTTGATTCCGCAGGATCTAAGCTTTATAAGAGCATCGCCAATGAAATCTTAGGGGACCTTGATGAAGCTATGGATTCTTACGGTGCTAGCTTTGACATATTCTCTCATTATGGACAAGCAAACTCCTTTGAGGGCGCAGACGCACTGCGTGGAAAAATTATGTCTAAACTAACGTCATTAAGAATGCTTTGTGACCATCCAGAATTACTTCAATTTTCAGCAGAGTCTTCAGGGTATGTAGCTGATCTAAAAGAAACCGGTCGTTTAGATAAAGTAACTAAGTCTCCTAAGCTTTTGGCTCTAAAAGAATACGTAGATAACTTTTTAGGGGAGTACGAAGGCAATAAGGTTGTTATATTTACTAGCTACGTTCACATGGTAGACATCATCCGTGACGCATTAGTTATGAACTGGGGAAGTACCCCGTATACGGGGGAGATGAATGCAAAAGATAAAGAACAGTCTAAGCTTAAGTTTCAGACTGATCCTGATGTTAGGGTCCTTGTTAGTTCTGATGCTGGTGGGTATGGCGTGGACTTGCCTCAAGCTAACCTACTCATTAATTACGACTTGCCGTGGAATGCTGGACTCGCTGTACAACGCAACGGTAGAATTCGTAGGGCGTCGTCTACTTGGACGTCTATAGTCATACAGGACTTCTTAATGGAAGGCTCTATTGAAGAGCGTCAACACACCATGCTGCAGCAAAAAATAGCTATTGCTAACGCTGTTGTAGACGGAGAAGGTATTGATGACAAGGGCGGAGTAGCTCTAACTGCAGGCTCACTTAAGGCTTTCCTACAGAACATCACGGTTTAAACTTATTCAATGCCTAATGCACCTAAGACACCTACACGCACTATCCGTGTATCCAGCGACCTTTGGGCTGCTGTAAAAGATAAGGCCGCTATTGAGGGCCGCACAGTTACAGACGTGATTGTTGAGGCTCTAAAGAGGTACGTAAACCCTTCTCAGCGTACTCCAGGGTATCCAGATCAAGAACTGTGGGATAGCCAAAAGTAGCTTGCGCTTTGTCAGTGGCGTGATATAGGATGCTTCTAAAGGAGGCACCACATGCCAAACATTATCCCGCCGGATAAACCACCGGTAAGTTCAGTACTAAGTAAAGTTCAACAATTCATTGCTATTAAGCGTCAAGTTGACGACTTAACTAAAGAACAATCACAACTAAAAACATTTCTCTCTGATCTTGTTGACCAAGAAGGAGAGCCAGATGACAAAGGTCATCTATGGTATCCACTAGAGCAAGAGGTAGACGGTTACCGCTCATTGCAACGTCAACGTAAAGTTTCTCAAAGCCTGGATTCAGATGAAGCAGCTAGGATTCTTAAAGAAAAAGGCTTAGCAGATCGCTGCTACTCTATGCAACCAGTTCTTAATGAAGACGAGGTTATGTCTTGTCTTTACGAGGGTAAACTTACTGAAGAGGACATTGACACAATGTTCCCTAAGAAAATTACTTGGGCTTTTATTCCTTCTAAATCTTAAGGTAGATATGAACGACGAAGTTGACAAGCTGTTTAAAAGCCTGGATGATTACTACCCTGGCTCTAAACGCAAACGTCGTGAACCAGATCCAAATGCAAAACAACGCACAGTTTCTACACCAAATGCTTGGAATGTTGACCCACAAGTCAAAGCATTACCAAACGGAAAGGTGCTAGAATTGTTTAGCGCAGGAGCTATGGCCCTTGCGTTAGGCAGACCGTTAGTTACTTTGAGGCTTTGGGAACGAAAAGGTTATATACCACGTGCACCCTATCGCTTGAAGTCAATGATTGTTAATGGTGTAGAGAAGCCCGGATGGCGGATGTACAGCAAAGCAATTGTCGAAGCAACTATCGAGAGTTTTCAATCTCGGGGACTTCTTGAAGCT